GCTTCTGAAATCTCTCAATTGAGTAAATCCGATTTGTAATTTGTTGTTAGCTGAATTAGAAAAACGAGTATTCAATTCACCAATTAAGATATCGGCGTTGTTATTAATTACATAACCAGCTCCAAAGAAAGGTAATGCTGTAACGCCCGGTCTTCTACCATTTGATGAATTAATTGAACCACTATTAGAAGCTGGGATATCAGCTGAAGAACGTAACATTGTATATTTCAATGAGAACGAATTCTTATCATTAATATTCCAATCTAATTTAGTAGTTAATCTTTTTGATTTTGAAGCGTACTGATATCCTTGGTATGCACCAGGGTTGTATCCGTATTTTTCAATTAAGAACTTTTGTAAAGCATCTAAATCAGCTGCTTTAGCTTGTGAGATATTGATACCATTGGGATTGTTATTTGCATCAGATGCTGTCCATTGTGTACCAGGTTCCATTCTTTCTTCTTGCTCACCATTTACAAAGAAGAACAATTTGTTTTTGATAATTGCCCCACCTGCTGTAAATCCTTTTAAATCATAAGTGAATGGTTGTTCCGGTAATGTAATATCACCTACTTTGTAACCCTGTAAATCTTTGTTTTTGAAGTATTGATAAGCCGAACCAAATGCTTGATTCTTACCACTACGAGTAACTGTGTTTACTGAACCACCAGCAAATCCACCATACTTAACATCAAAAGGTGAAACGTTAACTTGGATTTGTTCAACCGCATCTAAGGAAATTGGTTGTGCTCCAGTTTGTCCACCTAATGTACCATCACCTAAACCGAATGAGTTATTGAAGTTCGCACCATCTAAGGTAACGTTATTCAATTGAGAACTCATACCACCAAATGATAGATTGTTCTGAGAAGGAACTAATTTTACTAAGTCTTTCCAACTACGATTTACGTTAGGTACTGATTCAATTAATCTACGATTGATAATCTCCTGAGAACCATTACGGCTTGAGTTGAATACTTTGTTTTGTCCTGATGTAACAACTACTTCTTTCAAAGTTGTAGAAGCTTCTTTCAAAGCAAAGTTTGATTTGTGTGACTGACCTAACAATAATGTAATATCGTCTTGGTGTTCTGATTTGAAACCAATTGATGTTACGTGAATTGAATAAGGTCCACCGATTTTAAGGTTAGGTAAGTTGTATCTACCATCGTTACGAGTTGAAGTACTATACTTCGTACCCGTAGGTTGATGTGTTGCAACAACCGTAACACCTGCTAATCCGGCTTTACCATCAGAAACCAATCCCTGAATTTCAGAAGTTGTCTCTTGTGCACTTGCTCCAAATGATAATAATGTAATCATTGTCAAAAGGAGAAATTTTCCGATTTTTTTCATGTTTGTTTGTTTTTGTTTAATTGTAACCTGTTAAAATAAAAAAGGATACGAAGATTACTCTCCCATATCCTTAGTCTGTCCAGCCGTTTCCCTTACAAATCGGGCTGAATTCGTTGTATATAAAAATATAATGTTTTTGTTTATGTTCATAGGCATTACCATAATAACTATAATGGTTATTAACAAATGTTTCACAAATATACGAAATTTTTTCCACATTACCAAATTAATTTATATATGCTAAAATAAAAATATTTGGATATATGGATTATTTTTCGTATCTTTACAATTATAAATTGTAAAAATTTGAAACTAAGAGAAAATCAGGTAGAACCTGTTAAAAAAGGTGTAGAATTCTTTCAACAAAAGAAAGCAGTTCCATCTATTATAGTAGCTCCTACCGCATTTGGTAAATCAATTGTGATAGCTGATATTGCTCATCAATTAGGAGAAAAGCTATTGGTGATTCAGCCATCAAAAGAGTTATTAGAGCAAAACTATAACAAATTTATCAATTTAGGTGGTAAAGCATCAATATATAGTGCGGCAATGGGTGAGAAGGAGATAGGTGAGGTTACATACGCTACGATTGGTTCTATTGTTAATATAGATTCCCAAGAGAGCCGGGTGGAATGATGCGAAGGTTCTTAACTGCAGCTAAAATCACTCACGTATTAGGATTAACCGCAACTCCGTTGAAATTACAAACAAACCTTAACGATGTGGGTAGGTCTTATTCTAAGCTGGTCATGCTGACTTCAAAATCTAAAAAGGGGAATTACTTCAAAGAGGTAATACATGTGGCTCAAATTGAAGATATGGTACAAAATAACTATTGGTCACCTTTAGTATATGAGGCTTATGATTTTGAAACAGGTGGGTTGGTTTACAATTCATCTTATGCTGATTATACGGATGATTCAATACAAAGGGCTTATAAGCAGCAAGATATTGGTGGTAAGATAATGAAGAAAATATCGGATATGCCTAATAGAAAATCAATATTAGTAGCAGTACCATCCGTTGATGCTGCAATTGAATTGTCCACAAAGTTACCAAGTTGTGAAGCTGTATATAGTGGTATGGCTGATAGTGATAGAGAGCGTATTATTGATGATTTTAAGAACCTACGTTTGAGGATAGTTGTTCAAGTTACTATTCTATCAGTAGGGTTTGACCATCCAGAATTAGATTGCATAATAACAGGCAGACCAACCGCATCATTAAGTTGGTGGTATCAGTTCGTAGGAAGGGTTACTCGTATTCATCCCAATAAGAAAGATGGATTGGTTATTGATTTTGTGGGTAGTGTTCCTCGTTTTGGTAAGGTAGAGGAGTTGTATTTCAAAAAAGATGAAGACCATTTTCCATTTGATTGGAAACTATATGGAGAAGGTAAGAAACAATTAACAGGCATTCCTTTAGATGAAATTGGATTACACATAGAAGGTAAGCCATCACCACAAGATATGGCTAATGTGGTAGGTCCTATCCTAATGACATTTGGAAAATATAAAGGTAGAGATATTAAATCAATTCCTGTATGGTATCGTAAATGGATGTTGGAAAATATTAAATGGAACGGATACAATCGGCATATTGAAAAGGAGATACTACGTCTTAAAGATATCGGAATCTAACCTATTATATATTTATTGGTATGAATAAGGTAAAATATTACATACTAAGATATTGGGTTGCTATAATCTTTTTAGGTTTAGCATTTTATTTTTACGAACCATCGCAATCAATAACACATTGTTCTCCAAATAGTTTAATTACGGATGTAGAACCAAAGACCATTTTAGGTTTGGGTGAAATGAGTTGGATGTGGATACTAATGGCTATTGCACATAGTGCTAATACCTGTTATTGTGATATTAAATCATTATTAAAGAAAAGATAATGATTAGACCAAATACTATATCAAAGGGGTTTAATCTTTTGTTATTAGTAATTGGTTTGATTGGTTTTTATATGTTATCTCAAAAATGGAGATATGTATATTATCAATGGGTGGGTTTAAAAAGCCCTTGGATTAAAAAGAAATTATTTAAAAAATTATTATAATGGCTTATTTCATACATAAACAATTAATACCTACGGATGTAAATGCAGGTGACCCTAATTGGTCTAAAAGACAAATATGGGTATTAAGATTAAATCAAAATGATACTATTGATGAATTTGAAACAATAGAGGAAGGCCAAAGAAAAGTGGAGGAGTTATTCAATTCAGACCCAACGGCTAGAATTTATAAAGTAGTTTTCAAAAATGAAGATGGAACGTTCTCAGATATTTCCTAATATTTCCCTGGTATTATTGTCTCCCAGTTAATTGCTACATTTTATTTTTACTTAGTCCCAGTTAAACAGTAGTCACAGAATAACTATTGCGAAAAAATCCAAACAACAACAAATGTGGATAAATTTATTAAAAAAAATAATAAACATGGATTTGCTTGGTAGTTTCAAATATTTTTCGTATATTTGTAAAACGAATAAAAATATCTACATATATGGCATCTAAACCAAACATCAAAGAAGCAGTTAAAAATCCAACCTATTATGGTGGCGTTGATAATCCATACGAAGTAATTAAAGTATGTGAAGCTTGGGGTTTAGATAAAGATGCATACCTATTCAATGTTGCTAAATACATAGCAAGAGCCGGTAAAAAAGACCCTCAAACGGAATTAGAAGATTTAAAGAAAGCCGCATTTTACCTTAATAGAAAAATCTGCAATTTAGATAATTTAGTATAGGTATATTTATCTATATGGAGTATAAACCCTTACAATTTTTAGAAAACACATATCCTAATCCTAATAATTATGTGTCAACTGGTGTTGAAAAAACAACATTAAACGGAATATATCCAGAAAAAAATAAAATAGATTTTAACTTACCGTCTATTACTGAATTAAAATATGTAGAAGGAACTGAATTTAATTTTGTTTTAGCAATATTCAAAGACTATAAAGATACTAACCCAGTATATTATACATCTGAACAATACTATTATACACTTCAAAATTCTATATTAGAAGGTAACCCATATTTTTCCCAAGCTAGCTTTTCTCCTCAAAATATTGTAAGTTATGTAATTGAATCACCATTAAAAGTGTATGCACCATTACATAAAGAAGAAATAAAACCACGTGTAAATGTTCGTCAAAACATATTCATTAATACTGGAAGTTTTGTTGATTATGATAACTTGGTAACTTATATTGATTGGATGGTAAGTCCGGTAAGTCCTTTGGATGATGATAATTTTGGTGTATTAAAAGCAGAAACAATAGCTGGATGGGATGTGTTAAATGGTAACTATGCAACTGGAGAAATATCAATGGGAGTATCCGCATCTTATGGAATTGGGGCTTCAACGGTATTTATCACTACAGATGACCAAACTGGTACTAACGCTGAATTAAAATTTCAGCAAGAAAAATTAGCTAAATTAGAAAAAGAAATTATAAACTTACAAAAAGCAATATCCTCAAAAAATGGATTTATATATGCTAGGTTCTTAGGCCTATGGACACGAGCATATGTAATTGTAAATGAAAAACGATATGAAACAGGAACAATTGCTTACCTAAACAAATCTGATAAAACAAATCAATTAGTACAACAATTAACAAAAGATTTGAATAGTTTACAAAGGCAATTTTCTGATACAGAATCTACTATTGCAACTATAAATAAATCATTAAGTGATTCTGCAAAAGCTGCGGCCGATAAAGCAAAAGATTTATTAGGACAGGCAACTAATTTAATGGCTAAAATTCCAAAAATTCCAAAACTACCTGCTATTCCACAAATTCCACAATTACCAACTCTAGCTGCAATTGGTGCAGGATTACTAGCAGCTTTACCTGTGTTACCTGCATTACCTAAATTACCTAAAATAAAATTACCTAGTTTTAAATTTCCTAAATTACCTAAATTAAAAAAGAAAGAACCAAAGCAACCTAAGAAATTTAAAAATAAAGCAAAAGCAGCATTAGCTGCTGCACAAGCTGCAGCTGCAACAGCAGCAGCGGCAGTTGCAGCTGCAACGGCAGCAGCGGCCGCTGCTAAAGCAGTAGCTGACAAAGCAAAAGCAGCCGCTGACAAAGCAAAAGCTGCAGCTGATAATATAAAAAATAATATTCCAAAACTATAACTGATTTAAATAATTAACTTATATTTATATGTAATTAAATGTTTCATATGGGTATGTTAAAAGTTAATTGGAAAAAATACTTAAATAGTTCCAACGCAACTATTAACAACTATCTTAGCGCTTTTGGAGATTTATTTATTAAACAAACATTACAGCGAATTACGCTAGCTCACCAAAAGAGAAAATCACAAATCATTCTTATCCGTTTCAAACAATCAGATATTGTTGCTACAATTGAAAGTAAAGATTATGTACTTGCCTTAGAAAATCTTCTTCAATTATGTATTAATTTGGAAAAATATGAATTGTGTAGAGAAATCCATACTACAATTAATTTAATAAAAAACAAAAGAAGGGCAAGGGTAAAATCCTCACCAAAGGTTATAAGTTCCTAATAACAAAAAATTAGAACATGGCAAGAAAAGAAAAGGCATTGGTTATAGAAGAACCAAAAGAAGTTACACATTCATTACCAAAAGTTATAAAGCGAATTAAATTTAAAACCAAAAACCAAAAGAGATTTTACAAAGCAATAGAAAACGAAAGCAATAATATTATAATGGCGCATGCTTTGGCCGGAGCTGGAAAAACTTACATATCAATACAAAAAGGATTAGAACTATTATTACATAAATCATCACCAATTGAAAAACTTATTATAATTAACCCAACCGTTGATGTTGGTAATGAAGATAAGTTAGGTCATCTGCCTGGCGATTTGATGGAGAAGATAGAAGTACACAATGAATCATCTTTATTTATATTAAACAAAATTATCGGACCTGTTGAAGTTAAAAAATTAATTGAAAACAAAAAGCTTGAGTTTAGAGTAATGAACTTCTTAAGAGGTATCAACTTTGAAAAAAGTTATATTATTTTAGATGAAGCGCAGAACGCATCACCACTACAATTAAAAACTTTAATCACTAGAATTTCAGATGATTCAAAATTAATTATAGAGGGTGACCTTTCTCAATGTGATAAGTATCGTGCTAATGGAGTACCTGCTTATCAAAAGAGTGGATTCTATGATATATGGAAACGATTGGCAGGAATGAAGGGAGCTTATCAAATAGAATTTGCTTCATCGGATTGTATTCGTTCAGGCATTGTTAGAAGGGTGCTTGAGAGATACGAATTAGAGGAAGAAATTATATTAGGTGAAAGTAATCCATTTGAACTTAATTTAGAGGCTCCATCGGAAGGGGAGTTTATAGAAGGGGTACATATTATAGAAAATTAATATATAACCAAAAATAAATTATAACTCGTTGATTTTCAACGGGTTATTTTTTGTCTTTTATTTGGCAAATTGAGGTATTTTTCGTATCTTTACATAGTAAATAATTAATACAATATATGGTAGACAGAAAAATAGTATGGATTGATATGGATGGTGTTTTGGTAGACTTTGGTTTACACGTTGAAAACACTATTTCTAACAATACATTTTTAAGAGAAAGTTACAAAGGTAGATATGACCACATACCGGGTATATTTAGAAACCCACCACCAATTGAAGGAGCTATTGAAGCTATCCATAAATTAGTAGAAAGTGGTAAGTATGAATTATATATAGCAACTGCTGCACCTTGGGGAAATCCGATGGCAGCTATGGATAAAAGATTTTGGATTGAAGAACACTTTGGTAGAATCTTTCATAAGAAAATGGCTATTACACATTTGAAAGGATTATTAATTGGTGATTATCTAATTGATGATAGAACTGCTAACGGAGCCGGAGAATTCAAAGGTGAGTTATTACGATTCGGTTGGGCATACGAAATTGAAACTTGGAACGAATACCCCAATTGGGAATCAATACTTAAAAAATTATTATAATGAAAAGATTAATACCCCTATTATTTTTTCTTACAGCTTGTTCTAAAACAGATATAGTTGTACCTACTAAAGATTATACATTCAGTATTGATTCGGTACTTACTCAAACAGGAAAAAGTTCATTACCAAAAGATGCTAATGGAATATATCATTTGAAATTGGTTACTGGATTAAATCAGCAACCTCATAGAATCACCGGCCGCATTTTAATAAATGGTAAAGAACCAATCCCAGCTGAAAAAATTGAATTTGAAAGTAATTTATCTTGGTGGTTAAAAGAAGGAGATACAGTTGCATATATTACGAAAGCTTACATTAATTATTTCACAGGCCAATACACTATTATAAAATTACCACCATTAATTACATCAAAAGATGAAATGGTTGGTACTGTTAATACAGCATCTTATAGTGGTACTAAAGGTGAATTGAATACAATAATAGCTCCTATTGGAACTATGAAAGGTGATACTATGATTATAAAGGCATTTAACTATAATGCTAAAAAAACAATTTACACAAAAATAATTTTAGATTAATGAGAACTAAAGAAGTAAAATTTCCACTAACTCCAATAACCGAAGAAACTTTTATAAGACAGGGTTGGCGTAAGTGTGATGTAAACGAACCTCTATTTGAAGAATTTGGAGAAGATGAGGATGGGATGGGAGATGATGAAATGGAAGAACCAATGGAAAAGCCTGAAGCAATTGCATGGTATTATACTTTAGCAATTCCCAAAGATAGAACTGACCCATACTGCCCAAGATTAGTTTCAAACGCTACTGATGAAAGTGGATTATTAAAAGAGATGGAATTGCCTGAAGGAACTTTTTTTGTAGAATTAATGGATTGGGATGGATTGGGATATTGTCAATCGGAAGAAGAAATTGAGATACTCTATAAGGCACTAACTGGAAAAAATTTGGAGAATTAAAAAATAAATCGTATATTTGTATTATGAGAAATTACACAGAACAACAATTAAAGGCTAACTATGATAGGTTTATAGCCTTTGTAAAAAAAGCATTTGCTAATCAACCGGAGCGGTTGGAAAAATTATTACATATGTATTCCGAAGAACAATTAGGAATGGAATTAGTAATGGCGCCGGCAAGTGGTAAAGCACATTTTCATTCAGCATATGCTGGTGGTTATATTGACCACGTTATGAATGTATGTAAAAACGCAATTGGGCAAATGAAACAATTCAAAGAGAATGGTGGTACTATTGATTTTGAAGTTGAAGAATTATTATTTGCAGCATTACATCATGACTTAGGTAAGTTAGGTGATTTAGGAAAACCATATTATGTAGAGCAAGAATCAGATTGGCATCGTAAGAATCAAGGTTCTTTATTTAAACAAAATCCAGCTATTCATTATTTTGATGTAACACATAGAGCACTATGGTTATTGCAAGAATATGGAATTAAGTTTACTCAAAAAGAAATGTTGGGTATTATGTTAGCAGATGGCTTGTATAATAAAGGAAATGAAAAATACTTTATTTCATACGATGAGAACTTTCAGTTAAAGACTGAATTACCTTACTTATTACATTGGGCAGACCATATGAGTTGCCGAATTGAAAATAGTGAATATAAAAATGGAATTAATTTTTAATTTCATTATATTTATAAACCGATAGAGCTGGCCAGCATATCGGCGTATCATCCAAACGGAGATACAAATTAACGCTTAAAAAAGTAAAAATGAAAGCACACATTCAAAAGGGATTCCCTATTCCCCAATTTAGGGACGAGTTCTTCTCACCATTAGATACTTTATTTGATAAAGTATTTTCAGAATCATTTCCTGAATTATCAAAGGAAATTGGTATCAACGCATTCCAACAAGCAGCTTATCCAAAATGTGACATCATTAATTTTGATGACCGTATTGAGATTGTAGCAGAAGTTCCGGGTTTAACCAAAGAACAAATTACCATTGATGTAGATGGTGATGTGATTACATTAAAAGGAGAAAAATCAAGTAAAGCAACAGAGAAAGAAGGTGGAGTATATCTTCGTAGAGAAGTTAAACGTTCATCATTCTTAAGAAGTTTTACAGCTGATTCTAAAATCTTTGATTTAGATAGTGTAAAAGCATCATTTGAAGATGGTGTATTGGAACTACAAATACCAAAGAGAGAACCTGAAAAACCAAAGAAACGAACAATTTCAATTGGCTAATTTAACTAAACAAACAAACTAACAATAAGTGGGGGTGAGTAAAATCACCCTCATTTTTATTTTGAGTATATTTATATATACAATTTAAAAAACAAATTATGAAGCCGGAATACAAAATGAGAGCTCAAGAGCATTTAGAAGCTATTACTAAAAGAGCTAAAGTTATTGCTGAAATGTTAAAAGGTGAAAGACCTGCAGACCAAGCACAAGCAATTAAGTTATCAAATGAGATAGAAAGATTGGTAGAATTAACAACAAACATCGTAGATTTATCGTAATGAATTGGTTAAAGTTCTTAGTTGGATTTTCAGCCCTAATTATTGCCGGATGTGCAGCATTCTTTTCAGTAACTGGATTGGGTGTACTTTTTAGTGGAGCATCAACGGCAGTAATGGTGATGGCAGGCTCATTAGAGTTTGCTAAATTAGTTGCTGCAACATACCTAAAGCAAATGTGGGATGAAATTAAGGGATTTAATAAGTGGTATTTAACAATAGCAGTAGGAATTCTTATGATGATTACCTCTGCAGGTATATTTGGATATCTTTCTAACGCTTTCCAAGCACAATCTTTACAATTACAGCAAGTAGATAGAGAAGTATTGGTATTTTCAACTAAAATTGAGCAAAATAATTCACAAATTACTCAACTTAACACTCAATTAGGACAATTATCCTCAACACAAAACACAATATTAGATAAAGGTACGGTAAATTCACGTTTACTTCGCTCAATTGATAATAAAGATAGGCAAGTTGCAACAGTTAATAAGAAAATAAGTGCTTTGCAGGATGAAAACTCTAAAAATAACGAAAAAATCAACGAAATTAAGATAAAAAACTTAGATTTAGAGAAAGAAGTAGGTGGATTTCGTTTTATTGCTGAAGCATTTGGTATAGAATTGAAAAATGTTGTAAAATTCTTTATATTTTTGATTGTAATAGTATTTGACCCGCTTGCAATCGCTCTAATTATCGCATTTAACGGATTGATTGGTAAAAAAAAGGAAAAAACATATGATTTGGATGATTTAATGGAAGAAAACTACAAAAATTACCAAATTTACGGAGATAATGGAAAAAATTCTACAAAAGAGAGTATTTTTGGTGATATAGTGGAAAAAAATCCTATATTAGCATCCGAAACCGATGCAGAAGTGTTCTTTGACACAATAAATAACCCACCAGCCCCAAGCGAGGAGCTTGTAAAGGCAGCTGAAAAATATAAAGAGCAATTACTTCAAACGGAGGACATAAAAAAAAAAGAAATTGATTCCGCTACAACAAATGTGGAAGAATCTGAAGTAACATTAACTGATGAAGATAAGAAAGCATTGGAGCCTGAAATCACCGATGAGATATTAATGAACCTTCAAACTGATTATTCAAAAAGAGCAATTGATTATGATAATGATGGTACTATTGATGGATACGATACAAATGGTGATGGTATAATAGATATAGTAAGAGCAGAGCATCCAAATAGAGCAGCTGCAATAAAGAATATGTTACCTTACTACGCTAAGAATAATTTTAATTGGGATGACCGTAAGAATTGGATAAATGACCAAAATGCGGTTAATTATTGGATTAAAAACATAAAGCCTTCTCAATACCCAACGGACTTTTCAGGAAAATCATATTAATATTTGGTAAAGTGAAATAATTTTCGTATATTTGTATAACAACAAATTGTAGAAAATGATGAATTTAGGATACGCATGTATTAATATGAGTATGGGTAAGAAAGTAGGTACTAACCGAACTATGGTTAAAAGAACTTTCCAAGCAAAAGGTTTAGATTACGTTTCAGAACTTGCATTACTCAATGCAAAAGATATTATTAAGATTTTAGAGTGGAATAGAATGAATGGAATTAAATTCTTTCGTTTATCATCTGCACTTATACCTTGGGGTGATAATATTGATTTAACTCAATTAAAAGACTATAAAGAAATTAAAAGTGAGTTGAAGAAAGCAGGTGATTTCGCAAAGTATTGGGGTATTCGTATTACATCACATCCCGGTCCATTTGTTGTATTAGTTTCACCAAAAGAAAATGTGGTAGCAGCTGCAATAGCTGATTTAGAGTTACATGGTAAAGTATTTGATATGATGGGGTTATCTAAAACTCCTTATAATAAAATTAATATACATTGTAACGGAGTATATGGTGATAAGATATCTGCTATGGATAGATTTTGTAAAAATTTCAAAAGATTATCCAAATCAGTACAAAGCCGTTTGACAGTAGAGAACGATGATAAAGCATCAATGTATTCAGTATGTGATTTGATGTATATTCACGAAAGAATTGGTATTCCTATTGTATTTGATTATCACCACTACAAATTTTGTCCCGGCGTATTAAGTGAAGATGAGGCATTGGAAGTAGCAGCATCAACTTGGCCACGTGGCATAACTCCCGTTGTCCATTATTCAGAAAGTAAAGAAGGAAGTAAACCACAAGCTCATTCAGATTATATTAAACAATTACCTAACACATATGGAATTAATGTTGATATAATGGTTGAAGCAAAAGCTAAAGAATTAGCAATTTTACCTTTTATTAAATGATGAACTACATAGCAATATTAATATTTCAAATACTTTTCAATGTGTTTAAAACAATGGAAATTAAATATACATACGAAAACCGACTTAACGATTTACTAATAAATTCAGTATGGATTAATTTAGTATCATTAGCTGGAATGTATTTTTCATTACAACCATTATTATTTGAAAGAGATTATTTAGTACTACCATTTTATATTGGAGGTAGTGTATTAGGTAAGTGGGTAGCAATGACACAAATGGATAATACAGAATCTAAATTATTTTCATTCTTTAAAAGTAAAACCGAAAAACCAAAACGAAATGGCAAATCAATTAGATAAAAAATATCAACAACTACTAAGTGACATTATTACATTTGGTGTAGAAAAAAAAGATAGAACCGGAACTGGTACTATATCTGAATTCGGACATCAAATCCGCCACAAAATGAGTGAAGGGTTTCCATTACTCACTACAAAGAAAATGGCATGGAAGCAAGTTGTATCAGAACTACTTTGGTTTCTAACAGGCCAAACTAATATTGCTTTTTTACATAAACATAACAATCATATTTGGGATGGTGATTATGAAAAGAGTGGAAGAACCGATGGTGATTTAGGACCTATTTATGGTAAGCAATGGAGAAAGTGGGATGGTAAGAATGGAAGGATTGACCAAATAGATGATTTAGTACGAGAACTTAAAACAAATCCCGATAGTAGAAGATTGATGGTATCTGCTTGGAACGTAGGTGAATTAGACCAAATGGTTTTACCACCCTGCCATTATGGATTTCAAGTTTATACTAGAGAGTTGGATTGGAAAGAAAGAGTAGAAATTGCTAGAAATATATTAGATAAAGAGATATTTAGTGAATATGGTAATCTTAGTCCATTTACAACACCAATTATAACTTATTGGCTTAATAAATATAACATCCCAAAAAGAACAATCTCTTTAATGTGGAATCAACGAAGTGTAGATACATTTTTAGGATTACCATTTAATATTGCTTCTTACGGATTACTACTTCATATTATAGCAAACGAAGTGAATATGGTACCTGACGAATTGATTGGTAATTTAGGTGATACTCATTTGTATTTAAATCATATTGAGCAAGCTAAAGAACAAATCAGTAGAGATTCATTTGATTTACCAACATTAAAAACAAATGCAAAGATGGATGGTATATGTTGTAACGAACCTGATGATTTTACATTAGAAGGATATCAATCACATCCGGCAATTAAAGCACCTTTAAGTAACTAATTATGGATTATAAAATAATTGATATATTTCCTATTGCTGTTATGAAATTTAATTTTGAAAATGAATTAAATAAATCAGAATTTGATTTTATAAATAAATGTGAAACTACGGCAATTAAAAATTCTGGAAATAGCTATTCAAATAATTTCTATGCATTAGATGATAATTCTATGAAAAGAATTAAAGAGTTTTCTAATAAATGTTTAAATACTTATTTTGAAAAAATATATTCACCATTATCTAATTCAAAATTAAGAATAACTCAAAGTTGGATTAATTATACAAATTTAAATGAATATCATCACCCGCATGCACATACTAATAGTATTATTAGTGGAGTATTTTATGTAAGCGCTGATAAGGAATTTGATAAAATAACTTTTGCAAAAAATAGCTATCAACAAATAGAAATTGAATATAAGGAGGTTAATGATTATAATACATATGAGGTGGATGTTAAAGTTAATAAAAATGAGTTAATATTATTTCCATCGGTATTATTGCACTATGTACCACCAACCACTAATAAAAATAAAAGAATTAGTATAGCATTTAATTCTTTTATAGAAGGAAACATTGGAAAAGACTTTAAATTAAATCAACTAAAATTATAATATGGCAAACTTTGACGTAAAAATTAAACAACCTAAACGAGTTGAAAAGAAATGGGGTTATGAACTATGGATTCATAATGATAATCAGTATTGTGGAAAACTATTAGTATTCACAAAATCTGGCAATAAGTTCTCAATGCATTATCATATGCTAAAGAACGAAACTTGGTATGTTCAAAAAGGAGCATTTCAATTTGATTGGATTGATACTGAAGCAGCAGAAAGAAGTTATACACAATTGCAAGAGGGTGATGTTGTTTATATTGAAAAGGGATTACCACATCAATTAATAGCATTAACGGAAGGAGCAACTATTATGGAAGTAAGTACGGAGCACTTTGATGAAGATAGTTATAGAATCTACCGAAACCAACCAAGCGATTTAGAATAATGACATACATAACAAAACATCTTCCTTCATTGGAAGAACTTAAAAAAGAATTGGAAGAAAATCCTAAAAAAATTAAAATATACTTAAAGTATGAGGGATTTGAAGGACCTGAAGGAACAACGGATTATATAATTAAAAAAATAAAAGAATATTATGAAAATAAAAAAGATTAATCAAGCACCGATAACAACGGATGATATAACCTCATATAAAGAAGCAATATCTAAATTAGAAGGATTTATGTTTACTGCTGCAGATATTGATATGGATAAAAGAATTATAACAATTAGGCTTGGTAGTATTGAAGATGAATTAACACTAGTAAATCCTGTAATAGAAAAAACATCAGAGCAACCTTTAGTTTATTTTGAAAAAGATACTACTAAAAATAAAATTCGTAAAACAATCCGTTTTCCATATGTTATAGTTAATACTGATAATTTAGGTAAAGTGGAATTTAAAGCTGAAAAAAACGAATGGAAAGATTCCGATGAATTTTTTGGAGATAAAGGATTAATGGAAGCTGTATTTGTACAAAGGTTAATAGATGCTATTGAAGGAATTGATATCACTCATCCAAATAGACAATATTCAGAAACTATTACAAAAGATAAGAAAACTGGACGTAACGAAAGAGTTATGTTACAAGGCCCAAAAGGTGAAATGGAATTTGTAAAAAATAAGAAAATTGATTCTTATTTACAAAATGGATGGAATCTAATTTAAAATTTATGGCAAAATTTATATTTATCATAGACGAAGCTGAAAATAGAGAGGCTTCTAAAATAGAATTTGAAGTACCAAACGATATGGATGTTTGGGAGTATAAAAGAATGTGTGTTAGAATGGCAGGGGCTATGGGATACACATCGTTATCAGTAAAGAAAGCATTTGGACAGGAATACCTAAAAAATGTAGAAGAAGAATTAAATACAATATTTGAAAACGCCTATTCGGGCTCATTGATATATGGATAATATTAAAGATGTGTTAGCTGCACAAAATAAAAGAATACTAACCTTACAATTGTTAGTAGAAGCATTGGTAGATGAATTAATTGAAACTAAAAAAGTAAAAGAAAAAAAACTTGATGCTAGATTTATTTCCAAAATGGAATGGGCGCAAACTGAATTAGATAAAGCCAAAGAAGAAGCTCAAATGGATTATTTAAAGCAGCAAGTATTCTCAAATCAAATGGGGCAGGCTTAAATTTGGTAGTTTCAATAAAAAGTTGTATATTTGTATAATAATTAAAATTTATGGATTATTTAATAGGATTTTTACTAATAATATTGTTACCAGCTTCAATAATATTTAATATAATTTTGATTCGTAAGGGAATCTCACTTGTAAAGCAGAATGAACAATTGACAGATATTATAAAAGATTATGATGATAGACAAGATAATACTTTAATAACATTGGAAAATATGTTAAACGAGTTAAGACAAATTGATTTAAAAGGTTCGTTTGAATCCGATGATGAGGTTGGTACTGTATTTTCAGAATTAAAAAATACAATAGAAAACTACAAAACACAAATTTAATAATGCCTCGTAAAAAGAAAAGTAAACAATACTTTACATTAGATACCGAAGAAGCTATTATAGCATATAATAAATCAACATCTCAAAGAGAAAGAAATGATTTATATAAAACAAGGATTCAATATCCATTTGAAAAATTAGCAGAGAACATTCTTAACACATTTAAGTTTTCATACTTTGATGTATCTAAAGAAGATGTTCAAATGGAAGTAATATCAAATCTTATTGAAAAAATACATATGTTTCAGGAAGGAAAGGGTAAAGCCTTCTCTTATTTTAGTATTGTAGCTAAAAATTATCTAATTCTTAAAAATAACGGAAATTATAAAAGATTTAAAAAGACATCTCTATTATCTGAAATGCCTGAAAGCTGGAATCCTGAAAATGATTTTAAACAAACTCAATTTGGCGAAGAACTAAACGAATTTAAAGAACTTATGCTAAGATATTGGGATATAAATTTGACAAGAGTATTCACAAAGAAACGAGATATACAAATAGCAGATGCAGTATTAGAACTATTCAGAAGAAGTGCTAACATAGAAAATTTCAACAAAAAACATCTTTATCTTCTTATTAGAGAAATGACAGATTGTAAAACTCACTATATTACAAAGGTGGTAAACGAAATGAAAAAACATCAAACTAAAATGTTAAATGATTACTTTGATAAAGGTATGATTGTAAGTAAAAGTGATGATTTTTGGGAAGAACAATATTTATTAGAACAAGATTAATAAATTATGGAACGAATCGCATCAATGTTTTTTCATAGCCGTACACAGGCACATATATTTCACACAAGAGTAAACGGAGAAGGTTCATTCGCAGCACATAACGCTCTACAAGCCTATTACGAAGGAATTGTACCCCTTTTAGATGCTGTAATTGAAACATACCAGGGCCAATATGGTTTAATTGAATATAAGGAAGTAAATGGTGTTGATAACGATGCATCCATAGAAAATATAGTTAAATACTTTGATAACCTTTGTAAATTCTTAGCAAAAGAAAGACAGGATGAAAAATTACAAATGAGTTGGTTACAAAATGATATAGACAACATAGCATCTCTTTTATACTCTACAAAATACAAATTAGTTAATCTACAATAATTTAACATTAGAATTAATACTATTTTAAGGTTATTCAATATTTATCATTGGATAACCTTTTTTTATTATCCAAATACGTTTATACCAAACCCGTTTTTTCAATAGATTTCAGCAATTTAGTTACTTAATTGGTTACACAATAACTAAAAAGTAAAATTATGTCATACGTTAAAGCGTTTGTATTAAATTGGAAAGATAGACTAGCTTTAGGTTTTTTATACCTAGCAGTTACATGGGTAATATTAGCAATTTTATTTGCTATATCTATGGCAAGTTTGGAATTTGCTGGTAAAACGGAAACAACTAGAGATATCTCAAATTGGATTATGTGGAGAATTGATGGAACATTTAAAAATTCACCCGAAAACATTATGTATGTGGCAGAAGACCATGTATGGGTTGATGGAGTAGAAAACCAAGTTAAGATTGGTAAATTAGCAGGAAATCGTAATCTTGCATTTGGAGTAAAGAACATCTTAGAGGAATATATCCAAGAAAAAGGATATGACCTTTCACAAGATGCAAAATATCACTTAAAAGTTAATATTGTTTATTTGGACGTACTTACAACCAAAACTAACATTTCAGTATTCCATAAAGGAGAAGAAGAAGTGGTGGTTAGATTACAAGGTATTCTATATAAAGATGGAAAGAAAGAGAAAGAAGTGGTGGTTGAAGAATCATCATCGGAAATCTCAATGTCTACGTTAATAGTTGACGAGGGTGGCAAATTCAATCAAACTTCTCTTAGTAACGCATTGAAAAAAGCATCTGATAAACTAATCACAAAATTATTAGTAAAAAAATAAAATGAAAAAAGTATTAACAATTCTAGGGATACTAGTTATATCTCTATTGTCATTTACAGCACAGGCACAATTGACTGTGAACCAAGCTATTACAACAACGGCACCTTATAAAGTGGGCGATACCCTTTCTATAAAGTACACCGTTGTAAAAGATACAAATACTCCCCGTTATTTTTGGTTGAGATACCGATTTAATAACAAAGCTTTGAGTTATGTATCAACCACATTTTCGCAAGGTACTTCATCACAAACATTCTATACAGGTTGGAGTAACTATGGTTTCACTCCAAACATCCCT